CTCAGCGGGGAGCGACTAGGCACGGCGGTCTCCTTGTGCGGCTTGGGTCTTCGCCTGTTGGCGCGCCAGCGCAATCTTCTGCTGGCCCTCTTTCGCCGCGGTTTCGGCTTTCTGGCGTTCCAGGTCGATTTGTGCAACGACCTGCCCGGTTTGCACAATCACCCGACCGATCTCCGCCTCGACCCGTTGAATCTCAGCGCCCAGCTTGGCGAGCTCGGCCGCAGCCAAGGCTTGTTCTTGCATCAGGTTCTGGCGTTCCTGCTCAAGCTGGGCGGCATCAATCATCGCCTGGCGTGCCTGGTTCTCGCCTTCGAGGGCGATCTTCTGGGCTTCCAGGGCCAGCTTTTGCGCTTCCAGCTGCAGCTTTTGCTGCTCGAGGGCGGCCTGCGCCTGCGCCAGTTGCTGTTGCATCTGCTGGGCCTGCGCCACGGCTTGTTGTTGATGGGCAACAATCTGCTTGGCTTCGTCCTCGGTCACCAGGAGATCCTCATCCTGGAGCCCGAGCCGCGTTTCAATCGACTTGGCAATCTGGTAGGGCCGCATGTACGGGCCAAACACCGGGGAGTGCGCCATCGGGACAATCATGCTCTCGATCTTGTTGACGACCTCCATGGATTCGACAAAGGCTGAGAGCCCTGAGACGCTGAATTGACCCAAGAGCTCTGGCAGTGGCGCCACAGTGGGATCGGTATTCCTGGGATCCAGGCCAACAGAGAGGAGGTCCTCCGGGGGCAGCCAGTGGAGCAGGTCACTCACGGTCGCGTTCACCATCACTGTTTCCATACCGGCCTGAATGGCACGCAAGGCCCCAAATTCGAGGTTAATCCCCATCTTGGCGAAAATCGTCAAGCTCTGATCCAGATGCTGGGCCTGCTCGCGGGCGGTGATTTCAGAGCGATAGCCGGGGAGTCCCTGCACGGTGGCATTGACGAAGGTACCGGTTTGAAACAAGGAGTCGCCGTATTGCAGGTTGGGTAAGACGTCGCCGCTGATAAAGCGCCGATCCACGGTCCTGATCGCCTGCTGGCCGTTCATCGTCTCGCGGGTCAGGTAGGTTTTGCCCGGGAAGACGTCGATGTCATCCTGGTCGATCAAGGCCGAATGTGTAATTTCGGTCATCGGGTTGACGATCCAGTTGAGATTGTCGTTGTGGAGCGTCAATAGGGAGCACATGAAGTACCAGAGGGTGCGAATGCCCTGCAGGAGCGAGCGGCCATCATGGCGCAGGAGATGCGGCAAGGGGGAGAAGGAGATGCCGGGCCAGCGGAGACTCGGGAAGCGGACAGCTTCGGGTGGGGCAATGACCGTCTGGCCGGCCACCACATAATTCGCGCTCGGCAATAGCATATCACCTCGCGAATCCAGGACTGTGCCATAGAATTCACGGGTCAGGATCATCGTCCGAAACTTGTTGCGGACCCAAAAATGCCGTTTACGCTCGGCTTCGATTTCGGGGTCCATCTCCGGGTTCTCGGGATTATGACTATCTTCTTGAACACGGTCGACGTTGATGTACTGGCCGGTCTTCTGTCCCTCGCGCAACACATAGAGGTCCTGGAATTCTTCATGCACCCAGTACATACCGCTCTGCGGATCACGTGGCGTGGCGTCCGGATCTCGGTGAATCTTCCAGGGCTCGATAAGGGCGTACTGCAGGCCGACACCCGGGACCCAGTAGGGGACCATCTCCAGGGATTGCCCGATCGCAAAGCTCATCTCGGTCGCATCGAGGTAGCGAATGATGAAGTTCGCATGGCTCGGATCAAGGAGAACCTTCATCAGCTTGAGCCAGAAGTTCGCGACTGCGGGGCGAGTTTCGTTTTTGACGGCCAAGAATTCTGGAGTAAAGGCTTTGCGGACCTGGGCGACGGCAAACTGGACGGCCGAGTGTGGCTTGGGGACGACGACGCGAGATTGCCAGTCTTCTTTGAGCTGGTACTGGGGTGGCTCTTCTTCTTGATACACGTTCCAGCATTCCTGCTGCAGCTCGCGGATATGGAACACGGCATCATGGCTGGTCCGCACACACTCACTGACATATTCAACGAAATGCCGGGGGTTCTCGTCGGCATAGGCTCGCGCGGCTTCCTCACGCTCGCCAAGCTCCTGATTGTCCATGGCCGGGTGCAGGGCATTATTGCCCTGTGTGGCCAGCTGGTCATGAATGGCCTGGCGAATTTCGCTTTGGAGGTCGGTGGGATTCCAGATCGCCATCGCTAGCGAGCCATCACATAGCCGGGGTTCGTCCGGCGTTTAGGCGATTTTTTCTTGCTCGCCTTCTTGTTCTTGGCTTTCTTTGCCCCGGTCGGCGTCCATCCATGTTCTACCGCCCGGAGCAGGCGCACCTGTGCTGCGGCGTTCTCGGGTGTGGATGCCTTGGCATGCACGCCAGACGGACCAGACACACGGACCCTGCCACTTTTGAGTTTTCTGGTCTTGTAGGGCATCAATGACTCCAATTTATCTTGGCGTAATTCTCCCGGTAGGCATCCCGACTCCTACGCTCCGTGCCCTCTTTTGCCTTGCTACCAGTTGGATCGTCGGGTGGATTCCCGTTCCAGCCCAGCAACTCTCCGTCCTTGGACAGGGGCGCATACACTTCCCCAGACACCATGTCGCGATAGACTTCTTGGGTGTGGTTGACGCGCGTACCATCGGCCTTGCGCGTTCTTCCTAAAAACTCGCTCATCTCCCAGTAACGCCGGTAACCGGCCTTCTCGAGCTTACTCACGCGGCACCTCAAAGCGCCCCATGTAGACAGCGCGACTCTCCTGGAGCTCTTCCCATTGCGCCGGCGGCGGGTCGAGCAGTTCAGTACACACCTCAACCCAGATGTCATGCCCACCGGTCCCTAGATTATTACAGCTCACGAGGTCCAGCTTCGTGCCCTCTTCCATCCCAAGGGCAAAGGCCTGGTTCGCCAGCGTGCGGACCACGACGCCATGATCCAGGCTCGTCCGGATATCGGCCAGAGGAACGAGCGGAAAACGTGTATCACGTTGATAGCGCTTAGCCATTGATATCTCTATCCATTGACAACTTTTGGCTGACCATACGACCGGGCACGCCTGCGCTGTTGCGACTGGAGACGCTTCACCGCATTCGATTGCTGCGCGGCTGGCTGCCAGGGCTGCAAGACAGCAATGCCATTCGCGAGCGCGTCCGCCGCATGTGATGCACTATTTTTCTCAGGCTTGCTCTTCATGACGTTCCCTGAGGCATCGGTTTTATAGTGCCAGCGCCCACTGAGCGCAGAGATGAGCGCTTTCTGGGTTGGACAGATGAGCACAGCCGGATCGCCGTTGCTGAGCGATGCCCGAAACGCTTGACCGAGACAGGCTTTAATGGAGTCCCACTTTTGCGGGCCCGGCTCGAAGAGCGCGCGGGCCTGATCGGTGGTAAACGCCTCCTCCACCTTGCGCGAGGTCACCGTCCACTTGGAACTCTGATCGTGCATTTTCATCGTGCAATCCCCGATATCCCGCCACTCGCGAATCATCGCGTTCTTCCAGCGCGGCTGATTCAGCGCGGCTTTGACCTTGGGGATAATCGCGTCGATATCGGTATGATCCACAATGACGTCGTACACACGAATCTGGCCATCCGGGAAATACTGGCCCAGCACACAGCGCGGCTCGCCCCAGGAATCCCACAGCCGCACGCCCGTAAACCCACGGACCGGCTGTAAGACTTCGTGGGCCACGTGCCGCTCGCGGCTGAACGCCTCGACCACTTTCTTGCCGTGGTAGATGGGGGCAAACTCCCCCTTGACGAAACGTGTCATGCTGGTGGGATCGTTCTTGTAGGCTACACGCACGGCTTGTTTCGCCATCTCGGAGAGATGAATATTCTCCTCGAGGGGCACTCGAAAGGTTTCCTTGGTGATGAGAGGGTTGTCGGGGTCCGGGCCGTCATCGACCGCAATGAGGCGTTTATAGGTCCAGTGGTCCTCATCGGCCGGGTTCATATCGATCATCAGCAGCGGAATGGCGCCTTCTTGTCGTGCACAACGGGCCAGGGCGATGTTAAAGACTTCCTCTGCTACGCCACCCGAGTAGCGTTCGGTATCCGCGATCGGGGCTGGCTCGACAATCCAGATAAAGGCATACTCCGGGCCCTGCAATTTGCTCAGGTCCCCCAGATCGGCAATCCCGAAACAGTCGATGTAGATAATGGGATCGGTAAACAGGACGGCTTCCCGATACTCATTCTTGAACATGAGCAGGTTGCCAAAGGCTTTTTGCAGGGTCGGCACGGGGGAACGCTTAATATTGGGCACCGTATCGCGCACAATGCAGCCACGGATCTCTTGCAGTCCACGCTCGGCCTGGTTGCGGTTGGCATGGGACACCATCTTGGCCGCCATCCCGTAGCTTTTACCGCTGCCCATGGGGCCGTAGACCACCGTAATAATCGCGCGCGAATGCACCAGCCGCAGTTGGGTCGGTTGCAGCTGAAAGCGAACCTCTTTCGGGTTGGCCAGAGCGCGCTTCGCCGCAGCTGTCGTTGCGGGCATACC